GAGTATACTATTACCAGTCCAATGGTGACGACGGTAAAATACGTTTTCAAAATCCTAATCCTAATATTAATTTTAGTTATTTTCCAGCAGATGGTACTGATATAGATGCAGTAAGTTATCGACCTGCTGTAGGTAGACTATTGTTATTCCCTAGTTGGTTATCTCACAGAGTTAATATAAACACAACTGATCATGAAAGAATCAGTATCGCATTTAATTTGGAGTAATTATGCCTGTTGAATATTGGTTTCCTACTCCTGTTTTTGTACGCGATCTCGAAGGAGACGAACTTCAAACTGTACAAGCTGAAATTGAGCAGGTACTTCCGCAGATTAGATCCAGATCTACACCTGCTATAACCGGAGGTGCAATGCTGACTACCTTCTTTTGGGGTAACGGTAATGCGCACGACATTGCCAAATATAATCTAATAAATTTAAAACAGGCAATACGTCGAGCTGTGGATGACTATACAGTTGCTATAAATTATAAAGGTCCGCCTTTTCAGTTCGGGGGATCTTGGTTTAATCTCAGCAGTCGAGGAGGAACACATTTTGATCATGTACATCCTTACACTAGAATAGCAGGAACTTACTATTATCAAACTAATGAAACCGATGGTAATTTAAAATTACAGAATCCTAATCCATTGATGCACATGGGTGCGTTTCCAGCAGATGAAAGTCCGCAAGAAAGTTTAAAATTTCCTCCTAAAGCTGGAAGATTAATACTGTTTCCCTGCTGGTTAACTCACAGGGTAGAAATGAATGAAACTGATCATGAGCGCATTAGTATAGCGTTTAATATAAACTAATGATTAAATTTATAGAAGATATTACTCTGCTAGAATTAACTGCTAGAAAGTATATGTTGTCTGGCATAGACAACAGTAAACTGGCTAAAGAAGTGCTACAACATATAGACGTTAGAGTAAGCCAAGATCCCAATAGCGGTCTTAGCGAAGACAGTCTGTTTGAAATACCAGAAGGCAGTGAAGGATTAAAACTAGTAAATCTAGTAAATGAAATAGCCGCTGAAAAAGGACTGGTCAATACTAGTCAATGGGGGCAAATACATCGTCCATTAGAAAGTACTAACACTCATCATCATGGAGATAGTCCATTTGCTTGGACTTACTATGTTCAAATACCCCCAGGTGCAGGCGCATTGACATTTTGGTTTTTAGATAGGTTTAGGCACTCAATCGCACCAGAAGAAGGATCACTCATAATCTTTCCAGGATGGATGAATCATTCGGTAAGTAAAAATAGAGGCACTGGCACACGAATCAGTGTTGCTGGAAATTTGGAGAAAAAATAGTGGAAATTTTTAATTATTTAGATGACGAGATTTATCTTTTTGTCTTAATATCGATCATGGTAGTTAGCGGTATAGCTAAAGAACAAAATCTATTTGCCGGTACCTATGGATTTTTAAAAAGTAAATTTAAGAGTAACAGATTAGTTATCATGTTGCTGAGTTTCGTATCGGGTATACTGCCAATTGAAGGTCGTGCTACAGTGTCAGCAGGTATATTAGATACGGCGACTGGCGTGAACGGTGATAATGCCAGCCGCAAAAAATTAGGTATTATCGATTTCTTAACCACTCATCATTTTTACATGTGGAGTCCGATTGAAAAACCCGTACTGCTACCTATGGCGGCTTTTGGTATTGGATATGCCGCATGGTTAGGCATGCTGGCGCCATTGATTGCTGTCAGCTTCCTGTTTATTGTACTGTACTGTTGGTTAGCGGTAGATGAGAACGAAGTAGTGATTGCAGAATGTCCAGAGTCTACAGGATTCTTAGACTTTGCAAAAAATACACTGCCATTCTTGGCAGCCATTGTGGCCTATATGCTGATGGGCGGCGAAGGTCCCGAAGCAGTATTTCCAGTATTTGGTGCATTACTAGTATATTATATACTAATCACTCGATCGTTTGATATTAAAAAGTTAAACAGTTATATTAATTGGACTACAGTGGCTATCGTTGCTGTAGTATTTGCGAGCTCGGGATATATGCAAGAGCATCGCGCTTGGATTGAAGAAGCTGTTAAGAGCATAGGATTAGATATGCACACATTTAAAGGTGTGTTCTTTATCAGTTTACTAACATTCTTAGCCAGTTTCTCAATGGGCAGTGACGGCAAATTTGCCGCACTGACTGTGCTAATGACAAGTGCCTTTGGTAGGGAATACCTACTTTGGTTCTTTGCATTAGACTATTGTGGTTACTTGCTGACCCCAATGCACGAATGTGTAATGATTGGTAAGCGTTATTTTGGAACAACTCTTACTACTTACTACACAGCACTAATCGGATGGGCTTTATTGCTCGTTTCGGTTGCAGGAGTTTTTACATTCCTGTAAAATGACAGAGTTACACTTAATTAAGGAGATTTATAAGTGAATAAGATGTTAACATTAATTTTTGCCGCATTATTGAGCGGTACAGCACTAGCTGAAACAGGTATCAGCACTGAGTTTGAACGTGAGCGTGGCACACAATCCCCAAACACAATGACAAACACAATCAAGATTGCACCATATGTCAAGTTTGACAACGGTGTTAAAGCCGACATTCAAGTAGGTGCTAGCCGTGATGATGGTTCTGTTAGCGGTAATAAAAACCCAATTGAGAATACAGCAGAAGCTCGTGTTCAAAAATTGTATGAAGTTTACCCAGGCTTGCACCTAGGTGGACGTTTGGGTCTAGGTGAAGTATTCAACGGTGTTAATTCTGCTGGTAACACAGTAGACTTTGGCTACTACACAGTAGAACCAAAAGCTGAATACTTTATCACTGACAAATTGTCTGCGTTAGCTAGTTGGAGATTCCGTGATTCATTTGCAGATAACAACAACTATCTAACACGCACTTGGAAAGCTGGTTTCGGTTATGACGTTACTAAGAAAGACTTAGTTGAAGTCAAGTACTTCCAAAAACGCGGTGACGAAAAGACTAATGGTGTTGCTCTAGAGTACACACGCGGTTTCTAATCTAATTAGAACCCAATAAAAAAGGACCTTCGGGTCCTTTTTTTATATTAGATCAACGAGATCAAACACAGTTTGTAGTTTAGTTCTTATAGTTTTATTTGAAAAACTATTACGCAGGCCTTGATGTAATGGTTTAGGAGCACGATCCATTATTGCCCAAGCCCAAGCAGAGTGTTCGTCACTAAGAGTTGGGATAAATTCGTTTTCTATTACGCACAAATAAGTATGGAAATTAAAAACATTGTCATTACTTACAAATGTTTCTAACGGAATAGTTTTAATTATTGAAGGAACAAAGCCTAATTCTTCTTGTATTTCGCGTTGTAGACCCTGCCAAGGTGTTTCTCCCTCGATAGTAGTACCACCTACAAGCCCCCAGGTGCCTTCGTGTTTGCCATGGGCTTTTTGTAATAACAAGAAACGTCGTGTAGATTTAGCGTAGAACAATGCTCCGCTACATACTATGCGTTCTGTTATAACTCTAGTCTCCATGATCCTGTAGGATATTCACCTTCAAAGCTCTTTGTCCATGAAACTCCGTTCCATAGATACTGTACTCCAGTGTATATATTAGTTTGCCACACCATGGTACTTGCTTCTTGAGCATGTGAAAATATAACATGCCATCCTGTGCCTGTATATTCTATGATATCGTTGGCCTTAGCGACTAGTATTCCCCATACTGATGAATAGTTTGTAGCAGACGCTCCAGGTGTTGCGCCAGTCCATTGATTGTCTTTAATGTTAGCAGTTGAACCGATATCTTCAATAATCAGATATCTAGTACCGGCAGCTGGACTTGTTGGAGTGTAGGTTAACGGGTTGATAATAGCATCAAATGTTCCAGGACTGTTAGGTCGATAGCTTCCGGCCGCATTATAACCTGCCATATAATCAAATACACCTGAACTGTCTATACCAGTGTTAGACACTAGTGTATCACGGTCCCAGTTGACAATCATAATAGTTGAATCAACTGGATTTAGTGCTACAGTTCCAACTATTTCTGTGCCGTTGCTTTGTGTTAAGAACAATCTACTTGAGCCTGCTGTGAATTTTCCAGGATATTGGCCAAGTGCTATGTTCCAATCAATCGGAGCACCATTACGAACAGGTATATCTAGAGTAGGTTCACGCGGTGTAAATCCTTCTGTTGGGCTGAGTATAACTGCTTGTCCATTATAAACTTGTAGGATGTAGTCAGTAATAGTCGTGATATTTTCAGCTAGTAGATCAGAGAAACTGCTAGTTCCTATAGATCCTGCCGGATCTTCTCCAAGTCCTTCGATATAGCCAGTAGGTGAAGTGTCTGTCGAGCCCCAAAGGCTGGTAACAATCTTAGTGATAACGCCAAGGTGTTTGACTTTGACTGGCGGACTGATCCAAATACCTGTATCCACAGTCAATGTAGAAATATCGATCGGAGTATCTGTGCCTACAGGAACTGTTCTTGAATCCCAGTTAATGTCTGTAAGGTTTAATACACTCAAACTGGTCCAGTCGATATAGTTGTCAGTGGTTTGTAATTCTAAACTAGGATTAAACAATACCAATATTTGTTCTAGTATTTGTAATCGTTGATCAGTGTTGGCAGTCCAAATGTCTACTTTCATAGTGAGTTTAAAAGGAGTCGGCATTAGACGTTCTACTGTGTAGTTACGTCCTTGACCGCTGGTATAATTTTGACCAGTTTGATCAAAATCTCTTTCACGGAAATGCATTTTGCTGACAAAAGTAGCATCACTAGTACGTTCACGATCTAGTGCAAGTTGACTTACATACACACTGATACGTGGTACAGAGTTAACTTTGTTTTCAGAGTTGTTACGAATAATACTGGCCACTGCACGGTCAGCATCTCCATACATTACAGGAACACGTACAAGAGTTCCGTCTCCATATTTGACCGTAAAGTTACTGAACACACGTATTGTTTGTGTGATATATCTTCTTATTTGACCATCATAAAACCATAACATTAGAAATCCGCCTTAGGTTTAAGAGCTGAAGACAGGCTTTGTCTCTGAGCTTCTTTATAGTTATACAATGTTACAGCCCATACGCCTGCAAATGGAATTGTTTGTTGTACAGAATTAATCACAGGCAGTGTAATTTTAAGTTTAGAAGACTGCACACCGATCGGATCAGTATATGTGTACTGACTTAACATGCTGGTATAAACTGTAGTGTCAAAATCTAATACCTGTGTATCTAATTTTAATACAACATATGGTGCTGTAGTATAAGGTATTAGTGTGAATATTACTGTAGTGCCAGCTGTAATATATCCGTTAGGCTCGCCGGTGATTTGTGTAGGATTATGACTGAATCCTGTAGCCACCTCATCATTATATGTGGCCGCAGTATTGTTGATAAATCCTGTTTTGAGAGTGTTGCGAGTATCGTTATTAGTCATATTCATGCGAACAGCGTCCTCTACTTTGACCCAACGAGTACTGTCAAATCGGAACAGTCTGTTAGGCATGAAATCTGTGCGTAGGAAAAAGTCGTTGTCTGTAGGCGCTGCCGGAAATTGTATACCAAAACCAAATGCATATCCGTTTTGAGGATAGCCATCGCCGATTAGATAACCGGTATAACCAGTACGTGGAGGTATGCCTACAGTAGTATCTGCTGTAACATTTCCAACTGTACTGGCATCAATAGTAGCATCATCCGCAGTTTCAAGTACAGGAACGCCTTTGTCGTCAACAGCTAGTGTGTAAAACTGTCTAGTTTCGTAACCACTCTTAGGAGCATCTGCTTCAGCTTGTGCTACAACAGTGTCGTTAATAGACAGCTCTTGGTTGTGCGTACTTAATAGGTCGCGCAGAGTAGTGTTGGCCACTGGATCACCGTTGGCATCAACTGCTGGCTGATTAAAGATCTGTGCAAACTGTTGGTTGTCTACTACCTTCTTACACTTTAATCTGTACAAATGTGGATACCAAGTAGAACTGAAACCTTCTGAAGCACGACCTACATCTTCAATAACATAATAGCGAGGCAGTCCTACGCTGAAATTATTGAGTGCAAAATCATCACGCAAATGCGGCAATTCAAATACATCGCCTGAAATAGGTTTACGACCTATAGTATTAATAATATCATTGATATGCACAGTCATGTAGATTGTGTCATTGTCAATAAACAGGCCAAACTGACTTAGGTTAAAGTCAATGTTCGACACGCTGTAATGTCCTCGTAATCTGTAGATCTGCGAGTCATAAGCACGATCTCGATTTTCTAAGAACAACAAATCCTGTATGTTGGTCACATTTTGTGTACCGTACACGGGCTGATCTACGCTTTGTGTAATACCTTGGTTAGGCCCTAGGTATTTGTGCAGGTACAGATCAGTACCCCCAACTTGAAACATTTCACTGGCCTGACGGTCCATGAACTTGTAATCAAGCCCTTTTTCTGGTTTATATAAAGATAATCGTGGCATAATCATATTTAGCTAGGATAAATATACTTGGAGAGCAAAAATATGGATGATCTAGCACCGTCAGTAACGTCAAATTCCACAGCAGAACGTAATAAAGTATTTGATTATGTCAAACTTATGCTGGGCGACGGCATGGTTGAAGTTGAATTAGACCCTGCGCACTATGAAACTGCACTAGATCGAGCTATTAATCGCTATCGTCAACGTAGCCCTAATGCTGTAGAAGAAAGCTATATGTTTTTAGAGCTGATACAGGATCAAAATGAATACAGATTACCAGATGAAGTTATTACAGTTCGTCAAGTATTTCGCCGCGCTATCGGTAGTCGTACCGGTATTGGCGCTGGTGGCACTTTGTTTGAACCCTTTAACTTGGCATATACAAATACATATTTGATGTCAGGTAGCATGA